CGACTTCGAGCCAAGGGTAGATGATCCATTGGAAAAAATCATTCAGGAAGATTATGAGGATAAACTAATTGATAACTTCGACGGCATTGAGAAAGATATTGTGTCTATGGCAATGGAAGGATACAACCTTCATCAAATCTCTCAAATTTTAGGAATTAAGCTTTCAAAAATATACAAGATTAAAAAATCCCTAGCATCAAAAATAGTATCAATAAAAAAAGAAAATCTTAAACCATCGAGAATAAAATTTTTGGAAAACCTTCTTTTTTTATACCTTTTGACTCAAAGAAAAACTGATAAAGAAAAAAACCAAATCTTAAACGAAAAGGAAATATATGATAACTGGGAAAAAGACACCATCCTTAAAGAGTATAAACGACCGCCATATAATATCTTTGAAGCCATAATTGGCGACATTAAAAATTATTTGAATGAAAATGGATAATACTACCCGTTCAGAATACTGGGAAATAGAGCGATTAAAAGAATGGGATAAAAACCCAAGAAAAGCAACCAAAAGCGCTCTTGAGCGCTTAAAAAAGCATATTCTAAAATTTAGAGTTTATAAACCGTTAATTGTCACACCTGATGGTGTAGTATTGGGCGGCAATATGCGACTTAAAGTTTTTAAAGAATTAGGATTAAAAAAAGTCTGGGTATCTATCGTTGAACCAAAGAATGAAAAAGAAATGCTTGAGTATGCATTATCCGACAACGATAGAATTGGCTACTATGATAAAGAGCTTTTCTTTACCAACTTTCAAAATATTGAACTTGAAAAAGGGTTGTTTTCAATTGACTATAAAGAACCGCTAAAACTTGATGATTTTGTTTTGATAAATAAAGATTTGAAAGAAGATGAAATACCAGAAGTTGATGAAAACAATATAAAATCAAAATACGGTGAAGTCTATCGGCTTGGAAAACACAAACTTATGTGTGGGGATGCGACAAAAAAAGAAGATGTTCAAAAGCTTATGAAAGATGAAAAAGCCGGGTTAATATTTACCGATCCACCATATAATGTTGATTACGAATCACACGTTAGCAATTCTTATGCTGAGGGAAAATTCAAACACAAGAAAATATTTAACGACAATTTATCCGATGAAAGCTATTATAAGTTTTTATTAGACTCATTAAAAAACGCTTATTTTTATTCAAACGATGATTCAGCAATTTATCTTTGGTATGCATCAAAAAATCAACATATAGTAAGAGAGGCTTTAAATGAGGCGGGTTTTTATTTTTCTCAAATAATAATCTGGGTAAAAGAACATTTTGTCTTCTCAAGGCAAGATTATCAAAGAATATATGAGCCGTGTATGTATGGATGGAAAAAAGGAAAAAATCATCAAAGAAATGTTTATTTAACCAATTTAGAAGATGTGATTTTACTTGATAAAAAAACTTTTATTGAGATGATGGATGTTTGGTATGAGAAAAGAGACAATACCGCACAATACGAGCACCCAACACAAAAACCAGTCGCACTTGCCGGGCGAGCAATAAGACACTCATCAAAAATCGGCGATATAGTTTTAGATTTATTTGGTGGAAGTGGATCAACATTAATCGCCGCTGAACAATTGGAAAGGAAAGCTTACCTTATGGAGCTTGATCCTTATTATTGCGATGTTATAAGAAAACGTTATGCAAAGTTTATAGGAAAGGAGGAGGCATGGGAAAACGAAACAAAACCGATTTAAAAAAAGTAAAATCAACGCAAACCAACAAAAACCAACAAAAAAAAGAAAATGTTGGTTATAAAACTTATGAGCAATTAAATCCTTTACATCAAAGGGCAGTTGACCTAAGACTTAATGGAGTAAAGTATAAAGACATTTCTCAAGAGCTTGGTTTAAAAGAACAAACGATAAGAGAGTGGTTTATAAAAGATGGAATTTGTTATTTTGCTTTTAACCAAATGAAAAAGGAGCGAGAAAAAGAAAAAAGAGATTTATTTAAAGAAATTGACCAAAGATTAAAAGATATAGCAATTGATGCGGTAATAGTTTTGGAAAATACGGTAAGAAAAGGTAATTGGAAGGCGGCAGTAAAAGCCTTGGAGATGGCAGGATTTGAACCAGTGCATAAGGTGGCTGATGTGACTGAGGATGAAAAGCAAAAGACGTTACAAATGTTAAAAGAAATTTTTCAAAAACATGGACGACATCGACAAACTGACCAGTCTGTTTCAAATCAACGGGGAGCCGGTGAAACTGACACCAATGCAAAGGGAAATATTTAATGTTATAGCTTTTGCCGAACATCCAAGAAACCAAATAATAGCGCCGACCCAATATGGGAAATCTTTAACTGTAGCATTGGCAGTTTTAATCCGATCTCTTGTTTCAGGTGAACGATTTATAATCCTAGCTCCATCAGAAAATAAAGCTCAGATAATTATGAGTTATGTGATTGAGCACTGTTTTGATAATGCTTTATTTTTGGATCAACTTGAACTTGACCCATCAGAAAAACTTGATCGACTTCGAAGACAAAGATCAAGAGACTATATAACTTTTAAAACTGGTGGAGGTGTTAGAACATTGACTTTGGATGCTAGAAACACAAAAAGAAATATTGAAGCGGCAATGGGATTTGGCGGTAATCGAATAATTTTGGATGAGTCATCGTTAATTGATGATGCTTTATACGCAACTGTTAAAAGAATGCTTGGTGGGTATTCTTATGATGACCAGTTTCTTTTGGAAATAGGCAATCCCTTTTACCGAAACCACTTCTATCGCACTTGGCATTCAAATTTATACAATAAGATTTTTATTGACTATAAAATCGGCTTAAAAGAAGGAAGATATTCGCCTGAATTTATTGAAGAAATGAGACAAGAGGCTTTTTTTGATATTTTGTATGAGTGTAAATTCCCAGATGAAGACGAGATAGATCAACGAGGATACCGAACCCTTTTAACTTTAGAACAAATTGAAAAAGCATATACCGAAACTTTACCGAAAGAGGAAAAAAACGATTGGATTTTAGGTGTTGATATTGGAGCTGGTGGGGATTTTAATGTCTATGTTTTGAGAAATAAAGATGTAGCAATAATTGAAAGTAAAAACCAAAGCAATGACACAATGGTAAATATTGATGAAGTTGAGAGAATTATCAAAGAATATAAAGTAGATCCATCAAATATTTTTATTGATGACACCGGTGTTGGAAAAGGGGTTACTGATAGATTGAAGGAAAAAGGAATAAAAGTCAACGCCGTCTCATTTGGCCAGGAACCACAGGATAAAACTAAATTTAAAAACCTGAAAGCTGAAATTTATTGGAAAGCAAAACAATGGATTGAGGCAGGCGGCAAACTTTATAAAAATCAAAACTGGCAACAACTTCACTGGATAAAATATAAAATCTCAACCGATAAGGTTTTACAAATAGAACCAAAAGATGAGTTGATTCGTCGAACTGGTAAATCGCCAGATTTTGCTGATGCTTTTGCTTTAACATTCACTCCCAAAAGACCCGAACCCAAAATACGCTTTCTTTAAAAGGCTCCAATAAAAAAAATACACACTCCATCCATAAAATATTTGTATGAATCCACTAAACTTTTTTAAAACAATTACCAAAGCCTTAAGCCGAAAACCTGTATTCTCCAGTATTTTTATCCCATGGGGGATTGGTAGATCATTTACACGTCGTGATTATTATTATGGTGTTGTTTTTTCGTGTATTGATGCAATAGCTCAAAATGTAGCCGCAAATAGATTTTATGCGGTTAAAAAAGATGATAAAAGCCAAATAAAAGAAGAAAATCATCCATCAATTAAGCTTTTATATAAACCAAATCCACTTCAATCTTCTTACGATTTTTTTTATCTTATTTCTTCTCATATTGATGCTTTTGGAAAAGCCTACATCTATCCTGTCTTTGACGGCAAAGGCGAACCAAAAGAACTTTGGTTATTAGACCCACAAAAAACAAAGCCAGTACCAGGAAAAGATAGCTTGCTTGCTGGATATGTTTACTATAACTTAAAAGATGAAAAAGTGCCATTTGATGTTAACGAATTAATTGAAATAAAAAGACCACATCCATTCAATCAGATAGAAGGTGTATCAACGATTGAAATGGCCAAACACTCAATCGAGGGTGATATAAACGCAGTTGAGTGGAATAAAAACTTCTTTGAAAATGGAGCGATGCCATCAGGGGTGTTGTCAACTGATCAAGAAATATCAGAAGAGGCATTTCAGCGATTAAAAAAACAATGGCAAGAAAGGTATCAAGGAAAAGAAAATGCGCACCGTCCGATGATATTGGAGGCAGGTTTGACATGGCAATCTTTAACCATAAAACAAAAAGATATGGATTTTATTGAACAGCGACGCTTTTCTCGAGATGAGATTTTATCAATTTTTAAAGTGCCAAAAACAGTGTTGGCAATAACCGATGATGTTAATCGAGCCAATGCTGAAGCCTCTGAATATGTCTTTGCCAAAAGAACAATTGAGCCACGCTTGCGACTAATCTTTGATAAATTAAATCAGTTTTATATGCCTTTATTTTCCGATGGTAAAGACTATACTCTTCGTTTTGAAGACCCAACACCAGAGAACGTAGAGATGAAACTTAAGAAATGGGAAACTGGATTGCGCGCTGGATTTTTAACAATAAATGAAGTAAGGTCTGAAGACAAAAAAGAACCGGTAAAGGGCGGCGATGTAATTTACATTCCTTTTAATTTAGTTCCTTTATCATCAAATGAAGGCGGCAATCAAAATAGTGGCGGTGGTGAAAATCAAAAATCGATTTTAAAAAAAGAAGTCAATCATACTCCTTTACGTGATCAAACACTTGAAAAACTTGAAGGTCAGTATCGGGCTAAACTCGATGAACTTTTTAGAAAACTAACTTCAGAAATAAGGAAAAAGAAAAAAAGCATAAAGAAAAAACAAGAAGATCCATTGCTTGATGAAATAATTGGCAATATTTATCCAGACACAACTGAGTGGAAAAAACTTTTTACCACAATTACTTTTGATTTAGGCGTTCAAGCAACTCAAGCGGCAATTGAACATCTCATTCAAACTTACGGTATTCAACGAATGACTGATCCAGCATATAAAAAGGTTATTGATTGGTTAAAAAAAAGAATAGAAACATCAGCCTCAGAAGTTGATCAAACATTATATAACCGAGCAAGAGAAGTAATTGCCAGAAATTTGGCTGATGATGTTTTTGATATAGACAAAATAAGAGAAGAAGTGGCACAAGTAATTGATGATGAAAGATATTGGCGAGTTGAAAGAATAGTAAGAACCGAACTTTTTACTGCTTATTCAGAGACAGAATATCAAAGTTATTTGCAATCAGGAACGGTAAAAAATCTTAAATGGATCGCCGCAGCCGATGAGCGAACTTGTCCTGTCTGCATGGAAAACCATTTACAAGTTGTTGGGCTTGGAGAAGAGTTTCCAAGCGGTCACACTCATACTCCAGCTCATATTCAATGTCGATGCTCATCTATTCCAACTTTAGATGAAAAAACCTAAAAAGAAAAAAAATTAATAGTTGACCATACAATATTTATATGAAAAATAAACTATTCAGTCAGGCAATCTGCAAGGCGGTTATAAACAAAGACGAAAAAATCGTTCATGTTATTGCATCAACTGGTGTTGTTGATCGACATGGTGAATCAGTTAATCCTCAAGGGTGGTTATTGGAAAACTTCACAAAAAACCCGGTGGTTTTAATAGCTCATGATTATCGATCACTTCCCATTGGAAAAGTGGTTAAAGTTTGGGTGGAGGATGAAAAACTTCAGGCTTATATTCAAATTGCCGATACTCAAGAAGGAAGAGAAGTTTTTTATTTGATCGAAAATGGATTTTTAAACACGGTTTCGGTTGGTTTTATTCCAACTAAATATGGTGTTGCCGGTCAGGATCCATACACCATTATGGAGGCTGAACTTTTGGAAATATCATTTGTTGCTGTCCCAGCTAATCCCGAAGCCTTAATAAACAATGACGTTCAATCAAGATTTTTATTTTTAGAGAAATCACTTGATGAGGCTCAATATAAAGGAGCGGTTCCATTTGAATCTTATGAGAAAGATGAATCATCCTCTTGGGATGGAGGCAAAGCAAGAGAACAGTTGGCAAAATGGGCTTCATCTGATGGGTCAGGTGATAAAGATAAA